GATCTCATCGGCAAACACGTACGTGAGGAAGCTAAGCGTTTGTGGGTGCGCGGGGTAGGGGTGGGCAGTGAGCGGATACACGCCTGCGCCAAGGCCGTGCAAGTTGGCTTGGGCGTGCATGTCGCACACATCCACGCGCGGGTGCAGTGGGCTCAGCTCGAACCGCACGCCCACCACATCGTCATCCAGCGCGCCGGCGCCAACGAACGCCTCGGTGAACGCGCGGTTCATCTCAGTGCGCAACACGCGCTCGTAAATAAATCGCTGGCTGTTTTCACTCGCGGTCAGGCTGCGGCGCACAAGCTCCTTCAGGTTTTTGGCTGTGCCTGCTTCCATTGCGGACGTGGTGTCGATCAGCAGCGGCTTGCCGCCGGCGATCAGCTCCAGCGCTGAGGTACTAGCCGCTTGTCCGCGCGCGATCGCACCGAGGATTTGCTCGCGCACCACTTGCCGCGTGCCCTGGCCAGCGCGCCACAGCCGGTCGGAAAGCTGAAGGCCATCGGCCCCGGTGAACTCGCGCACGAAGCGCAGCGCTTCGGCAGCGGCGGCATCGGCAGTCACCGGCACCGCACCAATCACGCCGACGCCCATGCCGACCGATGTACGAAGGCCGTCCAGCAGCAGGCGCTGGAAAGCGGTATCGAAGGCATTCATGCGCATCTCGATGAACCGATTCAGCGCATCGATATTGCTGATCGGAATGGTGCCGTCGGGCAGTGCCAGGCGGTCGATCTCGGCGCCGAACTCGGCCTGCAGTGCTTCCAGCAGCGCTGCGAGCTGATCAATCTGCTGCTCGCGCCAGGCAATGGCCCGCGCGCGGGCGGCCAGAGTGGCTTGAAGTATCCGCGCGGCGCGCTCGGCAGGCGTCACGGCATCATCCCGTGCTGGTGGCGATGCTGGTGGCGCTCTCGCCCTTGGGGGCATTGCTGGGCGTTACGCTCACGCGTGCGGGCTTGCGCGTCGTGTCCAGCGGGGCCTCGTTGTCATCGTCGTCCAGGTAGGCGCTGCGATCGCGCTTGGCTGCGGCAACCGCCATATGTATCTGCGCCACGTCCAGCCCGGCTGTTTCCCAGCTGATCTCTGCCGGCACGCCAAGGGCCTGATACTTCAGCGCCAAGTCGGCACGCTGGTTCGGCGTGTCGGTGCGGCGCTCGGCAAACACCACGTCGAAGTCGTAGGCCGTAGGGTTCAGCCCTTCCAGCAACAAGTGCAGGATGAAGCCCTGCTTGTACACGTAACTGCAGTTGTCCTGCAGGCTATCGATCTCGTCAAAGTAATCGATCTTCAGATCCTGCAACACATCGCGGCTTAGGTCGTTGACGTAGCCGAACAATCCTTTGGGCGCCGGCGATCCGCTGAAAAACGTGTCCAGCAGATACGCCACGTCGGCGATTTCATCGAGGTTAGCGTCACCGTTCACCGGCGTCACAGTGGCCTTTTTATTGCTGAAGTAATCGCGCCAGTTTCCGTGCGCCTGGTCGCGTTCCACGTCGGCACGATAGTCGGTGATCTCATCAGCGGTAGCACCCTCCAGCGCGTGCATCAGCCGCAGCGGCGCGCGCGTCTTGCGGCGCACTACAAGGTCCTGCTCGGTCATATCCAAGCGCTTCCACACCGCACGGCTGGCATCGAGATACGGGCGGCCCAAGCTGCCCCAGTCGTCGTAGTTGTCCGGCTGCAAGCGTGCCACGGTCATCTGCCACAACCCGAAGGTGGCAATGGGTCGGCCACTCGCGTTCAGGTCCATCTGTTCGTAGGCCTTGCGCACATCCACGAAGCGGCCGTTCGGCGCCACACAAGGGCGAATGGTTTCCGCCGGCATGCGAGCGCAGCTGGCCAGTTTGCCTTCGTCGTCCAGCACCCACTGCATGCACAGGTTGCCTTCGATCATCAATCCGCGCAGATCGCTCTCCAGCTTCTCGCGGCGGTTGAGCGACAGGCGGGTGACGTAGTGCTTCCATTCCCGCTGCAACCGCTCGCCCTGGTTGCTTGCCTTGAGCAGCAAGCCACCCTTGGCCGCAGCGCGCGTGGTGCGGGTGTGGATCTTCTTCACCCGGCCATCGCGCTTGTCCATGGCGCGCACGTCGTTGATCGACGCCAGCAGCGTGGGGTCTACCCAGAGCTGGTTGTACATGTAGCGCAGCGCGTTCTCGGGGGTCGACCGCTGTCCTCCCTCGGTGCTGCGCTGCATGCCCGTACCGGCCGGGGTGACTTTGGCGGTCTCTGCACGGCCAGCGCCGCGAATGCCGAACAGGCCCATGAATCCAAGTGCTGCGTCGCGCAATCCCATGGCGTGTCTCCTAAGCCGCCGACAGCAGCTGCTGTGGCGAATGGCTGGTGGTCAAAAGTACGGTCGGCACGTCGGCCAATCCACGGGTAGCTAAGGCCCACACGGCGGCCATCAGCGCGTCGAAGTAGTCATCGCCCACTGCCGGCTTAACCATCTTGTAGCTCGGGTAGCTGGCCTTGGTTGGCTCGGGGCGGATATTTCCGAGCTGGCGAACAAGGGTGCGTATCTCGAGCGTTTCGGCGTTGGTCGGGTCCAAATCGTCGAAATAGGGGATCGCAGCACGCCCACCGTGGAACAATTGTTTCACAGAGACCGCCATTTGATGCTTGGTCATGCCCTCAAACCGCATCGGCGCGAACGCCCAACCCGGCCAGTTGCTGGCGGTAGACTGACCATCGCCAACCGCGCGACGGTCGATTTGCGTCAAGCCACGTCGAAACAACTCGTCGTTCGCCGCCGTCATCATCCCCACGCCATACGCGTCGCCAATGGCGTAGTCCGGGTTGAAGTATTCCCACAGCCCAAGGATGTCGTGCATGACCGCTGGTTCATCGGCACCCGGGGCCCAGCTGTGGCAGTAAATCACCGTCATCCAGTTGCCCATGGTCTCGGTGATCACCAGTGCGTGGCGGCTGCTGCTCGGGTTTTCACCGTGTCCGCCGGCGTCGTAGCCCAGCCCGATCAATCCGCGGCGCTTGTAGCGTTCTCCCGGCATCGGATCGGCCAGCTGCAGGTTGGCAGTCAGCCCCACCTGCATGGCGCGGCGGATGTGTTTTTCCCACACCAGGTTGCGGCTGCTTACGTTGCGACACAGCAGCTGGCGTATGTACTCATCCGCATCGAGTTGCTCGCGCATCATCAGCATAAAACTTTCTTGCAGAATGCCGAGCTGGATGCCGAGGTACATGTCCACCGTGGGCAAGATCGTGTACTCGCCTGATTCGACCAGGCCGGTCAGCGTGTCCGCCCCTTTGAAAACGCCGGTGATGCGGATCTGCGGCTTGTTCTTTGATTCGTTGCTGGCACCCAGGCGGCGGCTGGCGCCCATCATGAGCAGGAATCGACCATAAAGCCGTTCATGCGGCATGTCGTCCACTTCCTCGAGCGATGCGGCTGTCATGTCGCCGCCGTCGATCTGGGCCATGATGCCGTAGCTGCGCGCGATTGACCGGTTCTCGAATTGATACGTAGTGTCTGCCAGCTGCGGGCGACCGCTGCGGTACCGGATGAAAGCGCTCAAGATCGGGCTACGGCGTATCGCTTCCAAGTGGTAGCCGAGGTTGACGATCGCCTGCGCCTCGCGCGGCGCAACGATGCCTATTTCTTGATCGGCATGCAGCGCGGCGTACATCAGCAAGTAAAGCTCTTTTATAGCCGTCTTGCCCGTTCGCCGACAGCTGAAGTCGATGGTGTTCTGGTGTTCATCCATCTCGATGCACTTGAGCACCTGCATCGGGTCAAGATCTACGTTGTGCACGTGTTTGTGCCACATCGCGTGGTCGCCAGCGAAGCGAAAAATCTCGCGCTCGGCAACGTTGTTGGATTGCATCCGATCGCTGCGAGACTGACGCTCAGCCATTGCCTTCGCCCGCCGCATGCTCGATCAGGATCGGATCGCGCGCGGAGTTGGCCTTCGCGTTGTTCACCAGGTCGCGCAACCCTTCCAGCGCCTTTGCCTGGCGCTGCTGGTATTCGAGTGCAGCTTCGGACTGCTGCCCGGCAGCAGCGATGAACCCTTTCACGTTCTCGGCTTCGTCCACCGCCTTCGGTGTCATGCCCAAATCCGAAAGTCCCAAATTGAGCGAGGCGATCAGATCTTTGAGCGGGCGCAGCAGTGGGTGCGCTTCGATTCGCTCGATGGTCTGTATGACATTGCCTTCTTCATCCTTGATCTGCGCCAAGTGCAGCCGCCCATCGGTGTCGAAGTGGAACTCGGGCCGCCGGATGGCACTGCTGTCGGCCAGGATCGTGCGCACGATGTCCTCCATGATCGCGGTGACGTTCGCGTGCAGCTCCGCGCGGATACCGGTCAGCAGTGTTGGGTCGCGGCTCTCGAACGCGACGTGGTGGCGCAGGTAGAGCTCCGTGCGTGAGCGGCAGGCCTTGTCGGCCCAGCTGCAGCCGTTGTTGAAGTACTCGCATGTCGAGCACTGCGCGTATGCGCCTGGCTTGGCAGGGAAATAGGTGGCTGTGCGCGCACTCAGGCCATGGGTCAGCGCGTTGAACCGCGTACGTCGGGCCTCTTCCGGCGTTGGGTGACCGCGCAAGTTCTCCCGCACCGCCGCTTTGCCCGCCTCGGTTTTTGGGCCCGTGGCGCTCGCCCACATTTTCAGCATTCGGCGCTGTTCTGCGCTTTGCCCGGACTCACTGCCGCAATCGGGGCAGCTGGCGGCGTACTGCCACGGGTGCCACTCGTCTTGAGGCGCGTCAATCACGCGTGCAGGCGCTGCGGCAAAGCGCATATCGCAGCTGCCACAGTGAAAATCTACATCGTCGAGTTGAGGGCGACGCTTGCCCATGTCGGCCTAAAGGTTGCGCGGCGACATGCTGAAGCGGCCTAACTTGCCGTTCTACGGGGCGAGCGGCGCAGCGCCAAAGTTGTCGGGCACATCAAATAAGCCCAACCGTCCCCGGATCGGCGTCGGAACCATGAAGCGTTCCACATCCTCCAGCACCCAGCACCACGGACCTTCTGCGTGATCGTGCTTGCGCAACCAGGGGAATCGTTTGCAGATCCTCGGGTGCGTTATCTCTGTCAGGAGCACGCACTCCACCAGCTGAGCGCGCCCAACCACCGCTCCAAACACCAGCGGCTCACCGTAGCAACGCACCATGTGCGCATCAGCGCAATCCATCCATGCCCGGCTGACCCCAGCGTGGATCAGCAGCGGCCCGCGGTACCGAGTTGGCCATGAGCGATTCTCGACGCGCTTTGCACCGGTGACAATCAGGTGCGCATAGGGCTGGCAAATCGTGAGGCACTTCATCGCGGCGGCGCCGGCGGCAGCAGCAGCTGTTCTTGGCGTTGCTCAAACCAATCCGGGTCTAGCTGAAACATCGTGCATGTGCCGTCCTCTTTCACAAGGCTGTCTAGTATCGATGTCGCAATTGTGTTGTTGCATGCGTCGTAGTTGTAATAGTTCTGAACCCAGGCAATGGGGCAGGCGACGTCCCCATAGCGACACTTCGCACACTGAGAATCAAAACACACGCCAGAGGTACCATTCGGGAAGTAGGCCATTGAGGGTCTCCTTTACTGTGTGGTTGCGCTTAGCTTCGATATAGAATTTCTGATCATCGTGAGGCACTTCACTTCGCACCAAGTCGCGCGTGGTCTGCCTTGGTGCTTAGCCGCATGCGTTCGATGCGATTGCGCACCTCGGCGATTGCCTCACCCGTTGATGTTCCGCGGTCCATCAGCTGGTCGGCTATTGCGATTGCAGCGTCGAGCCCATCGATGCGGCCAGCAAACCACGCGACGCAATTCGTTTTTTGCTCGGTACCGTTGTGAACGTCAGACATAGGGGCTCTCCGTAAGTTGGCAGCGTGTTCTGGAGCGTGCGACGCGATAGCTTCGGTGATTGCTGCCTTCAAGGCTGCAGGCTTTACAAAGTCCGCAAGCCGGCGATTTTTTCTTGGCCTGGCACCCGATGCGGAATGCACCATGCGATTGCTCGCGACCTCGGCCAGAAACTCGACCGCTTCCACCGGTACGCGGTTGATGTGCGTCACGTTGCAGGGCGCAATGTCATTCGTAACGCCGCGATATCCGCCCAGACGCACCGTCGTCGACGTCGCTCGCCCCGACAGCCATGGGCCATCCAAGCCAACGAATGTGTGCTCCTCAATGCAACCCATGCAGCGCTTATGCGTAAGCAGGTCGCCTTTTTTTACCGTGCGCTGAACGATGGCAACGTGCGCCACGCGAGCGAGGTCAAGTTGATTGTTAATCATTGGTGGTTGCCCTCTCTGTTGGTTGCGCACCCGCCTTGGCTCTAGGATTTCTCCCAGCCGCGGTCTGCGAAAAATCGGAAAATGGCATCCCGTGATTGCTGATCAATGCATCGGAACATGCCCGGTTCAGCCATAAGACTTCGGTGCGGGCCTTGCCCTTTTCGGCAAAGTGCTTACGCTCAACCCGCTCCCAGCCAGCGTATAGCTCGCGGTCGTAGAGCGGGCAGGGGTAGCCGGACAGCGCCACCATCCCGGTCAGTGCGTGCAGGGTTTCGGCAAGGCGGTGATGATCGGCGTCGTTCATCTCGTGCCGGTAGCCGTGCGTGCCGCTCTTGCGCTTGGTGATCGCGCTGCGTGTGGCGTGGACATAGGGCGGATCCACGTAGTGCAACGTGTTCGGCCCGTCGAACTGCTGCATCACTTGGCACCCGTCGCGGTTTTCTATCACCACGCGCTGCAGCCGCGCGGTGAAAGCGGGGATCGCATCCGAGAAGGTTGCCCACTCGGCCGAAGGAAAGCTGCGGTTGCTCGGGCGCTTGCTGCGAAACCCGCTGCGGCACGTACGCGTCACAGAGTCGGAGCCGTGCCCGAAAAACGAGCGCACGATGGTCTTGTGCACCGCTTCCAGATCGTCCATCGACGGCGTATAGCTCCACTCGAACTCAGCGCGGACGTAAGGCGTGAACGCGAGCCGGCGTTGCAGCTCGGCCGCGGCCGACGACTCGCGCAGAATCCGGAACACGCGCACGATGTCGCCATCCAGATCGTTGTACACCTCGCCCAGCGAGCGGGCCTTAAGCATCAGCACGCTGGCCGCTCCACCGTATGGCTCGACGTAGAACTGGTGCGGCGGGAAGAACCGCAACACCCATGGCGCCAGGCGAAACTTGCCGCCCTGACCGCTCGCAACCTGTCGAATGTGCCCACGAACGCGATCAACGGCGGCGTGCGTACCGTGGTCGACGCGATTGGCGTGACTGTCGAAGATGAAACGTGGTTCGTAGATCGCTTCCAGGTGCGGCACCAGCCAGTGATGCACCACCCGGTCACCGAAGTCGGGGGCGTGTATTTCGCGCGCCTTCGGCCTGCATGCAACGAAACAGTTGGTTGGAGACGGCGACCAAGTTCCGGTGTTGAGCCGTTCCTGGATAGTGAAGAGGCGATCCGGCCAGTGCGCTTCGAACGCGAGCTGGTTGGCGCTCGCGACCTTATTGCGCCTGGCACGGCGCAACGCCTTGTAGAGCGCTCCGAAGCTGACCACACCCTGACACTCACCGACCGGCGACGGACCCGACCACGACCGGACCGCACGCACGCGCGCGCTGTTGTCGATGTGGTTGTTGTTGACGTTGCCGTTGTTGAAGTCGACGCACCAGCGCACCGAGGCAGACCAGGCGGCCTGCAACGACGCTTCCTCGCATTCTTGAGACCCGTCCGAACATCTTTGTAGGTAGCGCGGCTTCGTCATAAATTGGCCTCCGAAGAGGCGATGCGAGTACTCAGTATCTGGGCACGCTCCGAACCGCCGTGGCGGTGCGGATTCTGGCCCTTGGGGTGTTTCATCAGTTCACGGTGCCACCCGCCAGCCTGCCGTCCAAGATCGATCGCAATCCGCATAATCATCTCGAACTGGCGCAAACCGGCGAACGCCTGCAGGCGCTGCCCGATCTGCATGGAGAGCTTGAGCTTGTCAACCTGCCACCGCAGCTTGGCTACCCACTTCGAGACGCGCTCTTGGTCACGCCAGGCGCGATGCGCGAGCGTGGCGGCCTTCGTCGCCAACTCGCGTAATTCTGCACCAATCGCATACTTGTGGAATCGCGCGAAGCCGCGAACAGCTTGCTCAATTTCGAGCATCAGCCGTTCGGCCGTCTTCACTATCGGGGGCAGTGCAAAGCTCATGCTGCGATCACCATGCAAAAGCGCAAATTACTGACCGACCGGCGACGGACCCGACCACGACCGGACCGCACGCACGCGCGCGCTGTTGACGATGCGGTGGTAGCAGACGTGGCCGTTGAAGAAGTCGACGCACCAGCGCACCGAGGCAGACCAGGCGGCCTGCCTAGATGTCCAGTACCAGGTGCTCTTCACATCATCGAGTGCGGGATCGGCTGCGGGGTTGTAACGCGAGCGGTCAATGCGTCGGCTCAGCTCGATGTCGTCGGGCTGGCGCCAGTCGTCGAATCCGCCGGCGCGGAGTTTCTTCACTACCTGGGCGGCTTTATTCGCCGAAACTTCATCAGGGTGTGCGTCTTTGAACAGCCACAGCAAATTGGCCGATGTTTCGTGAGTGAAGACGTGCGGATGTCCGGTTTCGGAAACGGGCCGAAGATTCGCGTCCAACTGGATATCAGTGTTCATGTGGATTCCTTTAGCTGGGCGCTTGCGCACCACGTCGGCACGCGAGCACGGAGACATTCCAAAAAGCAAATTACTGACCGACCGGCGACGGACCCGACCACGACCGGACCGCACGCACGCGCGCGCCGGAGGCGATGTGGAGGTAGCCGACGGAGCCGTAGCCGAAGACGACGCACCAGCGCACCGAGGCAGACCAGGCGGCCTGCAACGACGTCCAGTACCAATCGGGCCGCACGTTGTAGAGATCTGTGTTCGCGGCCGGACCACTGCGGCTGTAGTCGACACAGGTGATTTGCTCCTGCGGAACGCCGAGGCGCCAATCGTCGAAGCCACCGGCACGCAGTTCGCTCACGATTCGATCTGCTTCGGCTGCAGTGACACTTTCGGAGTGCGCGTCTTCGCGCAACCACAGCAGGTTCATCGAAGGGTTGTGAGTGAATACGTGAGGCTGGCCGTCAGAGAGGGGCTGGAGGTTCGCGTCTAGTTTTATTTCAGTGTTGGTGTTGGTGTTCATGCTCTTACGCTCCGGTTATTTGGCCTTGCGGCCGGTGTGCGAGCGCGCGGCCCAGCGGCTTCGCGCTTGCGATCTTGTTCAGCCGCGTGCTTCCACGCGAACAGCAGTTCGTCCGTAATCGGCGCCCACGCGCCTTCCTCAAGCGGTGGCACCACAGTCAACATCGGCGCGGTCGATGTGCTCATGACGCGTAGCCTGCATCTGGTGTGGACAGGTACAACCCGTAGCCGCGCATGCGATCGAGCGACAGTGCAGTCAGGTGGGCAACGCGCTTGCTGTTGATGCGTTTGTCGCACTCGTCTTTGACCACCAGTCCGGCGTGAGCGAGCTGCGCAGCAAACACACGGCCAGTCTTCACCGGCAGGCCGTCCCACATCTGTCGCAGTCGACTGTCGGTGCTGATGTGATCGATTACGTGTTGCGGGCGAAGCAGGATGCACGCTTCTCCGTCTACCTCGTCGAACAAGTACGGGTGTTCGAACCGGTGCGATTCGATCTCGCTGGTCAGCGTCTCGAGAATCCACACCCAGGGCTGGCGATCACCACTTGTGCGCTTGATGAAAGCATTCATCTCTTCGCGCAGATCAGGCAGGAAATTCCCCTGCTCTGGGTCTACACCGGAAAACTCACACAGCAGCGACCAGGCCAATGCGAGCGCGCTGTAGTTGCGCATCACGCGGCTGGCACCCGGGTCATCCGCATCAAGCGATGGCGCCCCGTTGTCGCCCGTGGCGCGGCTTTTCGCGCCGCACCACTTTTCCCACTTGGTGAGTCGCTCCAGCACTTGCTCGCGCGTTAGCTCACACAGAAATTGCAACCATTGCCGCACCGGGAAACGCGGCAGGTTTTCTGGCATTAGCGGACCCATGCGCTTGCTCAAGTCCGTCTGGACCAACTTGCCAAGCAGGCTTCGAACCGGCACATCTTCGCCGGCCAAAAGCACGGGCGCACAAATTAGGTACGGCAGCATGTCGCTGTTGCGGCGTGTCGGCGTGTAGTTGTAGGCCTCCTGCAGCAGCGCAACCGCTTTGTCGATCACGTCCTGTTTGCGCGCGCTCAGCTCTTCCCATCCAACCGGGTGCGACGTGTAACTGACGCTGCACAGCTGTCGAAACTCCGTCATCAGCGACTGACCGCTGAATACGGTCATGCCCACGGTTCGCTCGAGGCGTTTCACCAGGGTGCTCTTGCCGCTTCCTTTCTCGGCCTGCATGACAAGGTGTGGCCAGAAGCCAATGAACGCTTTAAGGTGCGCGCCCAGCGACCACACCAGCGCCAGCAGCGCGCGATTACCTTTGAACGTGGACTGATATGCAGCAATCACGGTCTGCGCGTCCGCTGTCGTGCCGCTCGCGAACACCAGGTTGTTATACGGGCACTGCTTTTCGGGGTCCCTGAAGTAACAGTCCGGACCTTCGTTCACCACCGGCTTGCAGTTGCGGTAGGCCAATCCGACAAAGTTGATCGCGTCGCGCGCGCCGCACTCGGCGCTGCGCTCCATGATGTTGACCAGGCGCAGCAAGCGCGCCTGATTGAACACCGGGCCAAAGCGCTTCCACATATCGCTGTTGTGCAGCTTGTCGTCGTCGAAGACGCGACGTATCAGCTTCGCGCCGTGCCGCGGCGTCTGCACCCCAACTGCGAACACGACCTCGGGCTGCAGGTCCAGCTCGCCGGTCATCATTGCCGTAGCACCGGCGATGCTGACGCGCGATATTGCGGCCACGCGAAAGCCAGCGACATCCTCGAACTGCGGCTGCTCGTTTCCTTCCGCAGTGGTCTCGACCTTGGTCACGTAGGACGTGAAGTCGGCTTTGCAGCGAAACCGCCAATAGACGGCGAAGTCGTGCATCGGCAGAAACACACGATTGCGACCCTGCGGGCCGTCCTTACCGGGTAAGCCAGGGATAGCCCACGGCTCCACGTCCACCATCCGCGCCTTCAGCTCTGCGGGCATCTTCTGCGCGATATCGGCAACATCGTTTAGTTCGTTTTTGTACCACTGCGTCTGGTCGACCATTTGGCAGGCGATGTTCAGACCCACCAGCAGGTCATAGATCACCCAGCTCGCCTCGGCACCAGCGCGTTTGCCTTTTTCGTTGGGCAAGTCGGCGTCAAGCGCCAGAATCACCTGCTTGCCGATCAACAGCGACCAATCGATGTTGGGCGCGTTACCGGTGCCTCGAATTGCCAGCGCAGCGGTAAAGGCCATGCCGCAGCTGTCGACGCATAGCGCATTGATGGCGCTCTCGACTACATAAACGGTGCGGGCTTGCTTCAGCTTCACCGGACATGCGGTCCAAAACACCCCATCCTTCTCGCCCTGCGTCTGGGTCTTCACTCCGCCGTTCAACACAGGGTCCGCATAGCGCACGTCTACAGCCACCGCGGTGCCCATCGAATCACGCACGATGAACGCCACGCCCGGGCCGGCATGGCCAACGTCACCCGCAGGTTTTTTGTCGCTGACCCATGTTGTGAATCCGATTGTCTTGCGCGCAATTCCCAGCTTGATCGCCACTTCCTTGACGCCGCGGCTCAGCAAATACGCCGTGGCCGGCGCAGTGTCCTGCATGCAGCGATCAGCGATGAAATCAACCGTCGAGCGACGGGCACGCGGCGCGATGTCCTTGCGATCGTGGGCTATACCGTAGATCTCATGCAGCCGCCGCATTCCGGAGGGCACATCGGCGATGCCCTCCACGAACATAATTAAACTGACGCAGTCGCCCCCGGCGTCGTCGTCGCTGAAGTCTTTCCACGCTTTGCCATCTTTGAAAATGCTGAGGCTGGGCGACTTGTCCGCATGATGCGGGCTGCAGTAGTTGCCGGTGTCGCCACCGGGGCGCTTGAGGCTCAGCCGCGACGCCAAGTCGTGCAGATCAATGATCCGTTTCAATTCAGCAATCGATGCCATGGTTACCAGCTTCTGATGTAGGTGGTGCTGAGGCTGGGTTCGCCGGCTTCCCACAGCCGGCAGGCGGGCGACTTGATCAGGATGTCGGTCGAGCGGGACCGGTCCCACTGCGACAACATCCGTCCACACTTGTAGAATCGCTGACGGTTCGAAAGCTCGCGAAACTTGCAGTGTGCGCAAGTGCTGCAGCTCTCGATGCTTGGGCCGGTACCGGGCGGCGCGGCGTACCCGTTCGCAACCTCAGTGCGCTTGATTCGCCGCACGTTGCGGCGCGGCTTTTCGCCGAAAAGGTCACCGCCGTTCTTCGCGCGGTTCATGCGACTTTCGCCTGGCGTACGAACTCGCTGCTGAACACTGGGCTCGCGCCAAGCTCAGCGCGCAGCCGGGCAATGAAGGGATCGGTGCCGAGTACCTGCGCCAGGGCAGGCTGCGTCGTCTTCACGCGGTTCCATACCTTGCGCTGCAGGTCAGGCGAAAGATCGCGCGCAACCACACCCGGCAACGCCGCTGAATGCAAGTCCGGGTTAGCCACGGCGATACCCCCAAATGATCAGCGGCAGTGCAATCGGCCAGGTGATCGCGCATGCGAATTGTTGCGGCACACTGAAGCGATCCAGCAGCGCATAAAACCGGCGGCTGTTGTCCATTTTCAGCATCAGCCACACCCCGGTCATCACGTACAAAACGCCGAGGACGGTCCAGATGGCGGCCATGTCAGGCCGCCTTCGCAATTGCGATCACGTCTTCCAAGCGCACAACATCGCAGTGCGTCACGCGCTGCGGAAAATCGGCCGTCAACACCAGTGTGTTGTAGTGCGGGATGTACTGGCCGCGATGCCAATCAGCCAGCAGCAGCTCGAGTCCGAAGTGCCTCTGCAGCATTGCAGTGTCTATTGTCTCTCCGGGAGAAGCCCGTCCAACGACGATCACGGAGCGCGGGTTCGTTTTGTTCATGGCGTTGGCCCTAGCAAGCAGATTGAAGGGCGGCCGCAAGATCTTCGCGGTCGGGCAATGTGTAAACGGCGGTGGAGTCGCGCGAGTGGTGGCCAAGCGACGCCTGCACGAACGCCTGTGGGTCTCGCCCGACACTTCGTTCCATGAGCCGCTTTGCCAAAGTGTGCCGCCACCAATGCGGTGTCGCTTTCACGCTAAGCTTTGACTGAGTGACCCAGTACTGCATGCGCAACTGGAACTGCCGCACGGTCATTCGCTGAGACTGCCGCGACCAGATCAGGGGCGCATCTGCGTCTGCCGTTAGCTTTAGGTCGACCCGCAGTTTCAGCAGGGCGCGCAGTGCAGCCATCGCCCCGGTGTTAAGCGGCACGCTGTATCCGCGTCGACCCTTCACGATGTCATCTCGCAAAGTGAGGCGTTTCACCGCCAGCGCGTCGCGCGCGTCCGCGACGGTCAGTCCAGCAATCGAGCCAATGCGAATGCCTGTTTGTCGCGCGAGCGTCATCCAGTACAGGTCGCGCTTGGCGTAAGGGCTGTCGATCGACTTGACGTGATGCAACAGCTGTTTTTCCTCCCGCTCCGTGAGGTATCGGTTGAACACTTGGCGATTGGTGATGGCCTCATGCATTGGCCACCTCACCGAATCGTTCTGGGTTCATCGCGTCGGCCGCTTCCTCGAGCAGCTCCGCAGCAATATCGGCTTCATCTGGTGTGAAGCGCAACATCAACGCCCGACGCAGCAGAGCTACGCTGCCAGCATCGGACGCGACCACCGACCAGTTTTCTTCTCGAATTTGTGTAAGCGTGGAATGTGTTCTCGAGGCACGCGCATGTCGGGACATCTGACGCATCAGCTCGGCCAGCGCCAACGCCTCCAGCATCGACAACTGCATGCAGAAGGGGCCGGCCATAAGCGCAATGAATCGGCGTGACTCCGGCGACCACACGAACGCGCAAGAGTTGATGCTCTTGGCTAAACCGTTCTCCATCATTGTGCTGACTCCATAGGTTGATTGAGGGCGCCGCGCGCGCCTTGCCGGGTGGCAATCAATGGCCACGCCGGGGATTCCACGTTGAACATCACCGTTCCAAACGAAGACACCGCTACTGGCAACCAGCGGCCATTGGCAGCTAGGTCGACCGCGGTCACTGCAGTGGTTTCAATTCGCCCCGTGTTGCGCAATTCCCAAACCATGCGCACTGCCGAAGGCTCGCCATTCACCTGTCGGTCGCGCAGCAAAACCAACATCAAGTCGCCGAACGTCACGGGCACGCCAAGCAACAGCTTGATTCGCCGCTCAAATGGCACCCGCTCGTGCGGCAGGATTTCCCAAACCTCAGCGGACATCGGCGCTCTCCGATCTGGTCGGCAGATAGCGCGACAGCAACTTGGCGCGAAACAAATAGAAGAGGCCTTGGCCGAGAAAGGCAGGCAAGCGCGCATCGACAGGGGGGACGATGACGCGCGCGATACCGTTTTCACGACGAAGGGTGGGCGGCGCGACGTAGTTGGGGAATCTACGCATCGGCCAAGGCCTCAAGGCGGAGCAGGACGCACAGGCCAGCGCGAACGAGGTCATCAAATGCCCCTCGCACTGCGGCTATCTCTGCTGGATTGATGCGACCGTCGCGCAACGATTCGCGGATCACTCCGGAATGCTTGCCAACGGTCACGTGGAAGTCGGCGTACTGGGTCAGTAGCTCCACATCAGACCCGACGCAGTCATCTGGCAGCGCATAGACGCAATGGCCAAGGGCTGATGCGTAAGCCTGCAGAATGCGAAAATCTTTTGCCGCCAGCTGCAGCGGGACCGATTCCCGCAACCCGAGCTGATGCGTATCGATGGTCGGGTTCACCTTATTGCTCAGGGTGCCCGATTGCAGTCCGACCTTTGGCGCTAATGCCACCGCGCCCCGAGTCCTGGTCCTGCGGTCCACATAGTCGTGAACCGTGTCGTACATCATCCGGTCGAGCCGGTCGAACAATTCCATTGTGAACCCCCGTCGCGTTCTCACTTTCCGAACGAACGGGTCTCTGATTTGATCCACACCCATGACAGAATCACGGATGAGGGTAGCTGCTTCGAAACCGGAGACCCTCACCCGTCCCCGGCAGAGCTGGAACTCTGCCGGGGACACCTTTTACCGATGGGGATTCGGCTTGCGCCAGGCCTACGGTGCGGCCATTGATTTCAAGGTCTCCCTCACCCCCGCAGCGTTCAGCCTATGCGCCCCGGCGCATGACAGATTGGCGCTGCGCGCTGAATTAGTTGGCAACCTCCGCAGCCGTGGCCGATGCATAGATTTTCTTAAGGCTGAGTCGAGGGAATTTCTGCTGAAGCAAGATGGCCAGCCGGGGGCTGGGCATCTTGTTGCCAAGCTCCCACTGGCTAACAGTCGCCTTGGTAATTCCAAGCGATTCGGCCAATCCGCGCTGAGATAGTCGGCGGGCTTGGCGTGCTGCGCGGATTGGATGCGGGTTGTCCATATGCGAACGGTATACCCACAGTGTGACCGTGTCAACCAATCGGATACACCGTTTGAGTACCAAGGGAATACCCTTGCATCATGAAGGCCGGGGCCAGATTCGGGGAGCGATTTAGAGACGCGCGTACGGCCGCGCGCCTGTCCCAAGATGTGCTTGCCGATCGATTGGGAATTACCAAATCGGCGATCAGCCAGTGGGAGCTGGGCAACAAAGCCCCACGGTTTGAGCTATGGGCGTCGATACGTCGCGAACTTGGCGCATCGTTGGATCAACTCATTTGCGGTGACTCTTTGCCACGATCTGGCGCATTGCGCAGCGCAGAACAATCGCCGGTGTATCAGATTGGTAAGGTCTCTCCAGCGGACCACAGGAGTCGCCAAATCGTTCAGCTTTTTGGGCAACTAAGCGAATCGCAACAGAAGGCTATGGTTGAACTTATGCGCAGCATTGTTCCAACTCAAGCGGATCACACTGATCGACGCCGCCAAAAGAAAGCGGAGCCCCGCGCCTGACGCTAATGGAGCGGTGGGCGCAATTGGCCCACCGCTGACTAGGTCATAGGCAATTGGTCAGGGCGAACCACGCGGGACACGCTCGAACGTGTCGAACGGGCTGATCTTTGCTACTCCGGTCTGGGCCCGATTAACTTGGTTGCGCAGCACCATGATCACCCCCGCCGGGGTCTCGAACACGTCCGATACGTAGCCCAGAACTGTGAAACTGCCACTCTCAGCGACCGCTGAAAATCTACGGATCGGCAGCGCAGCCAAGTCGCAATACACAAGCCGCACTTCATTTGCACTCAGTGAGTAGGCGTAGTTGCACACGCCATTCGTCGCCGTGACCACATCAAGGCGAATCAATGGCGGATCCTCAGCCATCACCATACCCGGCACAGCACACATCGCCAGCGCCAACAGAACGCGCGGCATCAAACTCTTCATCCCTTGCATAAATTACCCCTACGCTGCGTGCCGCTTGAGACAAAACCGCGGCAACCGTGAGACCACAATGGCGGTTCGTAGTAAGGAGTGCTCGGGGAGCCAATTCGCAGCACTATGAACCGAGATGGGCTGGGCAACCAGCCGCGTTGGATCGTAGCGGATCTCCACGGTGTCGGCCTGAACAGTGATCGACTTAACGAACCGTGAATAAAACGAGCGGCTCGTCTTGGCATTTTCGGTGTCAAGCAATTCGCCTCGTAGAAACTCGGCCAGATCCACCAACGACGCATCGTCCATGTGCACTCGGCGCGACGGAACGGTCTCCAGGGCAGCGATTTCAGCCTCTAACGCTTTCATGATCGCGCTGTTGTCGCGAAGACGTGGCGCTATGTCGGCTAGGTCGGGCGCATCCCTGCCCTGCACCTCCAGAACGTCCAGCAAGCGCTTATTGCGCAGCTGGACTGAAGACAGGCGCTTGGTCAGTTCCGATCGCTTCTTGCCGCGTTCTGCGACGTAAGCGACCGCCTCTGCTTCGATCGCATCCGCCACAACGCGCATATTCTCTGGTGTGATGACCTGATCGACAATAATTTCCGACATCCACGGGTCCAAGACGTCGGCACGAATGCGCCTGGACTCGCAATCCTTGTGCTTTAACGATCGCTGGCAGTTGTAATAGGCGTATTGCTTGCTCCGCCCTCGAGCCGTCTCTATCTGCATTGCTTGCCCACACAAACCGCAGCGCATCAAGCCGGTGAAAGCATGCGTGCTTCTCGAACTCCCAGCATCACCGGTTTGCTGAGGACTCGAAGCAGCGATGATTGCCTGCACACGCTCCCAATGCTCGACGGGAATCAACGGAGGATAAGCGTCGACAACAACCCACGCCGACGGGTCCTTTATTCGACCGCCGCGAGCTTTTCGGCCGTAGATGGTGCGCCCGATCACCATCGGGTTTTTAAGAATGTACAGAACGCTGGTCTTGTCCCATTTTTTGCCGTCGCGCCTCACAGCGCCCAGGCTATTTAGCGCCTCGCTTATCTGAGTTGCACCGAAGCCGTTTGCACGGCGATCGAACATCTCGATGACCCACGGCGACTCGTTTTCGTTGGGCACCAAGCGGCGACGCTTGGGTTGCACTAAATCGGGTACCACTTTGAATCCATAGGGGGCAACGCCGCCGCAGAAAAATCCGCACTTGGCGTTCCTGACCATTGATCGAGTCGTGTCTTTCGATGTGCCACGCGACTTCGCTTCATCCATGACCTCAAACATCGAATCGAGCAGCCACCCTTCATCGGTTTCAAGGTCGATATCGGCAGACGTGTAGATTAGTCGTACGCCGCCGGCGGTCAGCTCTCGTTTGCGCGTCATCGCTTCGAATCTGTTTCGCGCGAAACGAGAGCTCGACCAAGTGATCAGATAATCGACCTCGGTAACCACGCAGAACTCGACCGCATCATCGAATGTCGGGCGATTGCTTTCCTTAAACGCCGACCGACCGCCGTCAACGAAGGAGCGAACCACTGCGGCGCCTAGCTCGGCAGCTTTACGGACCCCGGCTTCGACCTGTGATGGAATAGACACGTCGGCCGAGGCCTGTTTTCGATCGCTAACGCGGGCATAGAGCACCGCAGTCTTGGTGCCGGGTTGTGTCATTGCTGAACCCTGATTTTTGCCACGATTTTATGCAAGTGAGACAGGCCCACGTCTTCACCAAGCGCAGACTTCACCCGTGCACGAATTTCAGCCGACGAGAAGCCATCGGCGAGCATCGATTTGATCATCAGATTGCGCTGCAGGCGCATGTACTGTCGAAAACTCGGGAGTGATATCCGGTTGCGTTCGTCCATCCAAGCCTCGCTGCTGGTCAGCAAGCGCCACACCGCAACGAATTGGTCGAATCCGATCAGCTCTGCGACGCCTAGCCATGCGGCGCTCAAACGCAGACCGCGCAACTCCGCAACGCGTGGGTCGCTGCTCGGCGAGAAATCCAAAGCACTGCAGGTCTGCTGGTACCCACCCCACCCCGACAGGGTCGAGATGGCCGCTTGCCGAGCCCCCGGGGGTGGCAGTTGGCCGCGGGAATGGGCATCAGCCGCACCAGGTGCCGCGGGAATTGCATTCGAGCTTCGCATTTAACTGTTCTGACCTGCTGACAAGCCGCGACCCTGTAGCCCCTTGCAGCGCACAACCTTCGCTTTTGTAGAGAAAGCGAAACTCACATAGTTCTAGGAAGATACAAACTTAGCCCGCTTTCGTTCAGATATTCGACCACGTCCACACCCCTGTGAAAACATAGCATAAATGCATGGGCGGGCTTCCGGGTCTTTGATTTCCGGGCAGACGATGTTCAAGCGTGTCCGGGCTTGGCCTTTGCAATATCTCGCACCGATTCGAGTAGTTGGTTTTTCATTTTCGCGAGCGGATTGGAGCGGTCGACAATTTCGCGCAAACGGCGTGCGGCTAAGTGCGTGTAGATCGCGGTCGACTTCGGATCCTCATGGCCAAGCAACGCCTGGCGCTGAAGAATGTCGACGCTCGACTCAGCAAGCTCGGTGCCGTACAGGTGTCGGGCTGCATGCGGGTGTAGCTTGCTGCGATGGATGCCGGCGCGTTCGCCATTGCGTTCAATCACGTATCGCAGACCGCGTGCGCTTATACGACGACGTTCGCCGTGGAATTCGTGCGTCGGTATGGATCCACTGTTCAACGAGACGAACAGAACTTGGTCACCCGTCGCTGTGCTGCGATCCAGCGCGGCCAGGTCGGGGTGAGCCAGATAGGCCTGCAACAGCGTCGCGGCTTCGCTCGGCACGGGTACCAAGCGCTCATTGCCACCCTTCTCTTTAACAGAAACGGTGAGCTGGTTGTGCGTCCAAGTAAGTGCCGATTCGTTGAGCCCTGTCAGGCCAGAGACACGCATGCCGCAGCCGATGAACATGGCAATCATCGATGCATCACGCAGGCCGGCGAACGTGCCGATGTCCGGCGCCATCAGCAAACGTTCGGCATCCTGCAGCGACATACCCACTGGCAAACGTCGGCCGACCTTGGGGTAGTCCAGATCCTTTGCGACCGGTTTGCAAGCGCCCTGCGCTGCGGCATATCCATAGAAGTTCTTGATCGCCGACACCATCGGGCGCCTGGCCCGTGGGGCGAGTCCGGCTGCGTGGGCCACGGGTCCAGTGAATTCGGCCAGGTCGTTCGGTTTGAGCTGCAATAACGTCAGCTGCTTCTCTTTTGCCGCCCATTTTGACAGGCGCTCGATGATCTCGCCGTACTTTGCCACGGTGGCCTCTGCGCGTCCGCGATTGTGCTGCAGCCACTCAAGCCAACGGCGGGTCAATTCGAGCTCGGTCAAAATGGGTGGTGGCATTTCCCGGCGTGGAACGTGGAAGTAGGGGTCAGATTGCCCGCAAACCCGCGTGGTTGCAAGGTTTATGAGTTCCACGACTTCCACGTTTTGGACCATATACGAAGGTGAAAACGTGGAAGTGCTTTTCGCTCAAACGTTTGTTTGCGTGGAACTCTCTTTGCTAGGTCCTCTATATATCTCTCTCTTTTAAATCAATCTCTTAGAGAGAGAGAATAGGGGAATGTGAACAAATAGTGAAGTGTAACTATTTGGCTAAAACGTGGAAGCTGGAAACAATAAACGTGGAAGTTTTAGGCAAGAACGTGGAGGGTCTCTTGTGACCGATCAATGGGTTACAAATTGAAAAGGCCAATTTCCACGGAATTGCGCACCTCCCACCCCATACTTTTAGCTGAAATCGGCCCGTTTTCCCTCTTAAGGGGTCCGGGGTCGACCATCAGGGCAGGCAGCGGCGCGCACCAATGGAGTAAAAGGGCCGGCTGGGCACGCAGCCCAGGGCGTCGAGCGTCATCGACGGCACGATTTTATATGGACATATACAATAGGAACGAACGGCCCGCTTGTGGAGAAATACTGTGGGAAAAAAACAGACAGGCGCAGCACCAGGTCGGCCATCGACGCGGTTGCCGTCAACCCCGGCTGGGCACGCGCAGGACTGGCAAGAGCAGCACGTGCGCGCTGGCGGCAGCATCCGTCGGGTGACGCTTTACAGCGCTGCTACGCGGGCGCTGGTGTCGATGGCACGTCCGCGCAAAGCCAGCGCGCTGATCGACAAGCTACTGATCGCAGAGTGGCTGCTGCGCAACCCAGGCAAGACGGTCCAGGACCTATTGCCGAAGAAACGGCCGCGTACAGGCTGAAAGTTGGCGAGCAACGGGAGACATCTCGAAACTTTGGCACGCTGGCGGGCGTGTGTGGCGCCACTGATGATTAGTAGCTGCCACCCGTGCGGCCTAGTGGATCCACACTACTCGACGACGCCGGCGCCGGCGCCGCGCCAATCTTGATCACGCCGACTCGCTCGAGTCGACGCAGACACGCTGCACAGCTGCTACGGCGCTCTTCACACCGAGCGTACTGCCCTGCGGCGATCTCGATGGTCAAATGCGCCAGCGCATCCCAGTCGCCAGAGCCGTCCGCGCGTGTCTGCCATACGGGCAAGGCCGGGCAGGGTTCGAAACAGAATGCGCTGCAGCTGCTGGGGTAGGGCTCAGTGACCGAGCGCTTGGTTAACCCGCCGCACGCGGACAGGGTCAGCAACGCAATCGACAGGCAGAGGCGTAGCGACTTCATGGCTGGAATACTCCGAGTTGAGTTTATGCAATGCGCGCTCGATCGAGGTCAGGCGTTTCATTTGAGCGGCGTCGTCGACCGCGGCGAGCGTGCCGAGCATCGACACGTTTGCAATCCAGTTTTCTTGAGCGCTGATCAGATCGTCGCGAGCCTTTTTATCGGCGGTGGTCTTGGCTTCGGCCAGCGCCGTCTCGTAAGCGTCGCTCACTTGGTCCCGATGCCACGCATAGATCAATCCGAACAGCAGCATCAGGCCGAGCACAGCGCGCTGGGCCCAGAGAAATTTAAGGAAGGCGGTGGTCATTTGGATAACCTCATTCGCTTGATCGCAGTCCACAGCATGAACCCGACGGCCGAGACCAGTATCAGCACACCGCCCAAGACAAAGAAGCTGCCCGTGTTGATGTCGCCGCTGTCGATCTTTGCTTTGCCCGCCGCGCGCAAATCGTCGGACGCCTGCTTAACTTCGAACACCAGGTATCCAGCACCGCCGGCGGCGAGACCGGCGCCTGTGGCCACGCCGGCGGCGGCGCGGCTCTCGGGCTGAGCACGGAGCGGCGCTGCTGGCGCTACGACACCAGCTCGACGCAGTCCCTCGTCGATCACGTCCTGCGCATACCACTCCGTGCGATTCGCTACTGCGGGCTTGCCGTTTTCGTGGTTGATGATCGCCTTGACGATCTCGACCAGGTGAGCGTAGCTCTGCAAGTCCAGTCGCTGATCCGCATCCAACCCAGAAGCCTTGGTCACCTGCTCCACATAGGCGTTGGTGTTGTTTTCGACCGATGGAGCCCATCGATTGATGATGCCCCGAATTGTGTTGATCTTGTGCTTCTTGTCGTAGGTGATCAGGGTGCGCGCCAGAGCGCGGATGCCATCAGGGGCGGACTTGAAGCGACAGAAGCGGCCGTCGCTGGCTGGCGCGTCTAACCCTTGCCATTGGTAGCGATCGGAATAGTCGATGTTGCCCGGGTTGTTGTTGCGGATGCCGCGCGGCAAGTTGTTTGTGACCATGGCTACTCTCCGTTTTCAGATGCCAGCGCGGCAGCGGGAGCCGTCGCGCCGGAGTTACGCGCGTCGCCTACTACCGCGCGGCAAGGGGTCAGGGCGGATGCCGCCCGTTGAGTCGTTCGTCGATCTTGTCTTCCAGCCTTTGCAGGTCGCTGCGCAAATCGAGGCGTGCGCCGCGCACCTCCGCCAGCACTTCACTCCGGTACAAGCTAGCGTTGCTTTCAACCTGATCCATGCGCTCTTGCATGCGTTCCAGCTTCTCCGCCTGCACCAACGCACGTGTGTCGATCGCAGCCAGCCGGCCGCCCACGTACCACGTACCGAGCGCGACGAACACAAGCGTTTGCACCAATCCGCTGACCAGTTGTCCAGCGTCGCGCTTCAGCCATTCGGGCATGCTCATCGGGCTAGGGGTTCGCGGGCGGAGTAGGTCGAACAGGGGGGAGCACAACAGGCGTGCAGTTGCCACCAGCCCCACCGGATCCACCCGTGCCGCCAAGGCCACCCGCGCCACCCGTGGCACCACCGCCAGCCATCCCGCCATTGGCGCCGCTGGAGGCACCGCCCCCACCGCCGGGTCCACCTGTGCCACCAGGCGCGCCAGGCGCGCCGCTACCCCCGCTGCCGGCGACGCAGTTGCCTGAGTTGATGATGTCTGTTGAGTTGTGCCGCACCGCGTTTTCGTCGCCATTCACCGCGTTGTTGCCTTGTCGCACGCCCAGCGTAGCGTCGTTGGAATTGGCGATCAGTGTGCTCTCTGTCAGCTGAGTGACGGCGCCGTGGCTGTACACGCCACCAGCGCCGACTTGAATGGCTGGTGGTGCGTTGGCGAGTGTCGTGCTGACGTTCGCAAAGGCTTGCACCGTAGCCGTCTCGCGCTGCGTGTTCTGTGACGATACCCATCGCGTGGTTTCGTTCGCCTGGCGCGTTGCGTCGAAGCTGACCACTCCACTGATCACTCCATTGACCATCGGCCCTACGTTCTGTGCGAACTGGCCGATCTGCTGTAACGCAGTTGGCGGCGGCGAGTACTGCGGCAGCACAGGTTGATGCGGACCGGCACCGGTTCCCGCGCGGTGGTTGGCCAGCGTGGTTGACGTCTTGCCCAAAAAGCAGATGGCCATAGCGCCTTCGGACTTTGCTTGCATGCATTCGGCATCGTCTTTCTGACGTTGTTCGGCCAGCATCCGTTCGTGCTGCAGCAGTTGGTCGTTTTGTCGTTCTGCGCTGGCAGTCAGCTCCACCAGATTGGGGTCTTTCTTGATGTTGAAACACGCTGTCAGCGTCAACGCTGCAGCGGCGATGATGAGCAGTCGAATACGCATGGCCGATCTCCGTTGTGGCGGCCGCAGTCTGGGCGCGACAGAGCGGCCAAACTACGGGAGAGGCGGCGACCTACAAGGTCTCTGCAACAACTAAGCTCGACCGGTAGTAAGGCCCCGTCACATGCTCGATCTCCACATCGTTCTCAAGCACCCCGTAAACGCCCATGCGCCGCATGTAAAGCGTGGAGCTGGTGCGCGGCAGCACGATCACGGTGCTGCCTTTTCCCGCCTCGAACTTCATCCGATCAAGGCAAACGCTGTTGGTGTTGTTGATGCCAAACACCTGCGCCTCAGTCAGTCGCGGCAGCGGCGCTGTGAGTTTTCGATAGCGCGCCAGCCGCGTGTGCGTCACCACGCGGTGCGGCGTGACACGAACAAGACTGTTGTCGAGCGTAGGAGCTTTCCAATTCTTGCCAACCCCATCGAGCACCATCGCTGGCCCTGCCCACAACCGGCCGATCTCGAGCAGGTAGCTGCCCGGCGCCGGCGCCACAAATCGCACCGCTATGGACTGCACGGAATGGTCTTGGCTCAGCAGCAAGTAGGCGTCTCCAGCGGTTGAACCCCAAATCGGAGTGCTCCCTTGATCGAACGGGTTTGATGTATGCACCAGCGTCGTCCACGCGGCATCGGAGTACAGCCGCACGGTTACAGTCAAACCCTGCACCACCGAATTTGCGGACAGCATCGCAAGCACTCGCGCCAGCATGGGCTGGGCGGTGAATCCGGTGAAGCGGATCTCGCCGCCTGGCGGCGCGGTGCCTTTCAACAGAGTCAAATTCGCCGGCTGCGCCTTGGTGCGATCACGAATATTCACCAAGGTTCCGGCTACCGTCTCAAAAAATATCGTGCCTGCATAAACGTCAGGAATCGACAGCGTCGCCGTGGCATCGGCCAGAAG